TTCAAATTATCCGAATGCTTGAAAGCAGCAAGGAAAATACGCTTGTGCTTCGGAAGTTTCACGTCGATATCAAGGATAGTATTTTCGCTGATTTTAAAAGCGTTATCTCCGACTGGGGGCTAAACGAATATTTTGTTGTCCAGCAAGACTATATCAGATGCACATTAACCGGATCCCATGTTCGGTTTCGCGGTTTGGATGACCCTGAAAAGATTAAAGGGGTGACTGGCTTCCGGCGCATTATCCTGGAAGAAATCAGCCAGTTTGATGAAGCGGATCTAAAGCAAATTCGTAAACGTCTTCGCGGTATGATCGGCCAGCAAATCATTTGCATATTCAACCCGATCAGCGAGGATCACTGGATAAAGACGAACATCTTCGACACCGAGATATTAACTGAAGTCGATACCAACATTGAATGCCCAGATACTGATCACCCCATCCCCATTAAAGGCATGTGGGTTAATGAAACCGGCAACCTGGTGATTATGCAAACTAATTACCTCGATAACGTTTTTGTTATGGGACGTTGGAAGGATGGCAAACTTGTGGGGGGCTTCGTCGATCAACACGTGATAGATGACTTTGAAAAAGATAAGATCACCGATTACAACTACTATCAGATTTACGGATTAGGTGAATGGGGTAAAATCAGGGTAGGGGGTGAGTTTTGGAAAGACTTTAATAGCAACATTCATACCGGTAAAACATCGTGGAACGAAGCATTGCCATTGCATATATCCTGGGACGAGAACGTTAATCCATATCTTACCTGTTTGGTTTGGCAAATACTACCGGTTGAAAATGGATTTAAAGCTGTTCAAATTGATGAAATTTGTTTAGAAGACCCTCGAAATCGTGTGGCTCATGTTTGCAAAGGGTTTAGAGAACGCTATCCAAATGACCGGGTAAAGGGATTATTTGTCTACGGAGACCGGACCAGCATAAAGGAAGACACAAAGCTGGAGAAAGGCGAAAACTTTTTTACTAAAATAATACAGGATTTACAAATTTATTCGCCAAATTTACGAATGCAAAGTGTGAATCCGTCTGTGGTTCAAAGCGCTGCGTTCATTAACCGAATATATGCCGGAGAAATATCAAATCTGACCATTGAGATTAATGAAAAATGTAAAAAAAGCCGTTATGATTACCAATACGCGCTGGAGGATAGCGACGGCACTTTAAAGAAATCTAAAAAGACCAATCCTGTAACGAAAGTAAGTTATGAGGAATTTGGTCACCCGAGTGACGCCAAACGTTATTTTATAACCATGGCATTTGCGGATGAATACAATAAATACCTGCGCGGCGATAAGAAAACAACGATAAGAACTGGTAAACCGGTGCACAAGCATGTTTCAGGATATTAAACTTTTTAATAATGAATAGCTGCTACGTTTATTTACATATTCGACTCGATAAAAGCGAAGTTTTCTATGTGGGTATCGGTAACGACAAAATTAGTAAAACTAAATTTGAACGAGCCTATTCTAAACACAAACGCAACAGGTTTTGGCAGGCGATTATCAAAAAGACGGGTTACCTTGTTGAAATATACAAAGAAAATTTAACTTGGGAGGAAGCCTGTTACTTTGAAACGCAGTTAATTGCGTTATATGGGAGAAGGGATTTAAACACCGGACCCCTTACTAATTTAACCAATGGGGGAGAAGGAGCAAATGGTCTTAAAATGACCGTTGAATCTAGAGAAAAAATGAGGCAAAGGAAAATTGGGAAAAAACAAACTCCTGAGCAGATCGAAAAAACAAAAATAGCTTTAAGCAATCGAGTGATTTCGGATGAAACTAAAGCTAAAATTGCTTTGAGTAAAATTGGAAATAAAAATGGGGTTGGAAAACGAAGTGAAGATTTTGGACAGAAAATCCGAAATAAAAAAATCGGCATTGCAAGGCCTCTTGAAGTAAGAATAAATATTTCAAAAGCAAAAAAAGGGATAAGCCATAACGGGAAAGGTAAAATAATTGCATTTAAAAAAGATGGCACTTTTTCTGGTGAGTTTAAACATACCTATGAAGCAGCAAAGCAACTTGGTTGCTCTCAGCAATTAATTAGCAAAGTGCTAACCGGGGAAAGGAAATCAACTAATGGATTTTTATTTAAAAGACTAGGACATGCCGTATCTAATTCAAAGTGACTTTTTAAAAACTATCCAAACCGCGAATCTCAATCAGGTAATTGGCTCAAACTATTCGATCATCAATTCATGGCTGCTGGCTGCTCAGGAAAAAGCTGCTTCTTATCTTCAGCAGAAATATGATGTGGCCAGCGAGTTCACCAATACCAACGCCTGGTCATTTACAGCGTCATATCAAGCTGCCAATCGGGTTTATCTGGATGCGCCGGCTTACAGTCAAACTAGCGCCTATAACGTTAATGATCTAACACTGCAAGGCGGTAACGTTTATATTTGCATTGCTACCATCAGTTCAGGGGGTGAGGCGTTTAATCCGGCTCACTGGACATTATTAGGCCCGCAGTACACGTTGTACTTTGCATCTTTTCCATATCCGGTATTTGATGTGTATGGCACCTACAATGTGGGGGATCAGGTTTTTTATAAAAACAATATCTACACGGCCAGTTCATCAACCACCATATCCAATGATGATTATGTGCTGCAGTATGGCAGCTATAACAATATCCCGCTTAATAACTATTTTCCGGATGCGCCAAATCAAACGCAATGGACATTGACAACCACCGGTTATACAGTTCCTGCCGACACGCTTATTACAAATACCACGTACTGGACGCTGGGCGATAACCGCGGTCAGCAAATGGTGCAAACATTGATCAACCTGGTATTGTATTATGCGCACTCAAGAATTTCACCAATGAATGTTCCTGAGCATATCAAGAATAATTACCGTGAAAGCATTGATTGGCTGAAGGACGCAGCTGATGGGTTGATTACTCCAAACCTCACCAAGCTGCAGCCGAATAAAGGCAACAGAATTCGCTATGGGGGAGATGTCAGGCTTAATTTGCGATACTAATTTATGCTTTATAGAATTGAAAACATAAACACGATGAATTACCAACTGCATCAAAAACACGGCACTCACTTGCAGCACTTACGCAGTCAAATTCAAATGGCTGATAATATGCTGGGGAAACACAATTACCTGGATGCCGATCGGCAAGAAGCTGTAAGCCAGTCAAAAGCCATCATGCAAATGCAGCTTGAGTATGGTGCTAAAGCATTTAGTAAACGATTTTAACTTTCATTAACCCTTTAAAAAAATGGGAATAAGGATAAAAGAGGTTAAGAACCTTAATACTACTCAAATGACCTACGCAACCCCAACACAGGGCGTTACGCAGTCTACAACCGATATCCGCGGCAGTGAAAACTTGCCAAAGGAAGTAAGGCGAAATCTTTCGAACTATATTAGCCCGGTGCAGTTGGTTCGTATGAACCACGATATCGGAATGTGGAGAAGGGCAGTTTTAGAGGCTGAGCAAGCTTATTATCCTCAGCGCATCCGGATGCAGCGTATGTACATAGATACAGCGCTCAACGGCCACGTTCGGGCTTGCGTTGCCAAAAGAAAGCGGTTAACCACTCTTCGAAAATTTGAGTTAAGGGATGCCAATGGCAAAGTGCTCAATGACATCACCACCGGCCTGAGTAAAAAGAAGTGGTTTAGGAAGTTTATCAACTATGCTCTTGACGCAAATTTCTACGGATATTCATTGATAGCTCTGGGCGATATCATCGAAGGAGATTTTCCTAACCTGAGCATCGTAAGGCGCTGGAATGTTTCGCCAGACAGGTTTAATGTTACCAGCTATGATTATTCGATCAACGGTCAGGATTTCCGAGCCGATATTGTTAAGAACTGGCACATTTATGTTGATACTCCTAACGAAGATGGAACTTCTCCATGTGGTTACGGCATATTTTACAATATCGCTATTTACGAAATCATCATGCGTAATGTGTTGCTTTGGAATACCGGTTTCACCGAGCGTTTCTCAATGCCCTACGTTGTAGCTAAAACCACCAAGCCAAGCGACGAGCGCGACGAACTGGAAGCCACCGTTGCGAATATGGGGGCCAATGGCTATGCTATCACCGATCCGACCGACGAGATTGAATTTTTGGAAGCGCATTTGGCCGGTACTGGTTGGAATGGTTACGATAACCTGGAAAACCGTTGCAGTAAAACTATCAGCAAAATAATACTTGGCCATGGCGATGCTTTGGATAGTACACCAGGAAGACTTGGCGCTGATCAGGGCGGCGATGAAAGCCCGATATCTAAAGCGCTTTCTGAAATACAAATTGAAGACGGCCGCGTAATTGAATCAGTGATTAATGAAGATCTTTTCCCCAGGTTAGTTAAGCTTGGTCAAATGCCTGAGGGTATCACCTTTGTATTTTTAAATGATGACGAGGTGCAGCAGACCGTTGAGCGCGACAATAAGAACGCTCTTGACCTGGCAACCGTCGCAAAAACCATGAAAGATGCCGGCATGCAAATGGACCCGGCGTATTTCCAAAAAATCACAGCATTGCCGGCAAAAGAAATAGTTGAACCGGCACCCATTGCTCCCGCACCTCCTGCGCACCATACTCTTCCCCCGGCAGATCCTTCGAAAGAAAATGTTAAGCGCGTGCCGAGTGCTAAAATTAAAAATAAGCTTATTGAACTATACCGATTGGAAGCCGCATGACATTTTCAAACGATAACGGAATATTGATAATTGATACCGGTCAAAAGCTGATTGCATCGACCACTTCTCATGTTGTTGAAAAAACACCTGATGGCCACATTCGTCTAACTTTTGGTCCTATCAACCTTGAGTTTGAAGAAGACGAAATTTCGTTTAACGAATTGATCAAACTTTTGCCACAATGAAGGAGGCGCCTAAAATAAAATTCAATTCTGGTAAGGTTGAGCGTTTGCTTAAGCAAATTCATAGTGGCGTAATCACTGAGAAAAATCTGCCCGAGAATTTATATGAGCAAATCGCCGAATATTTAAAGCAGGCACTTTATGAGGGTTTTGGATCGGATAAGTTTACTGAAGATGTTTTATTAAGCGATCTGCGAGATAATGTCTATTTGTTTTCTGCTGCCAAGACCTATCATTTTACCAGCGCATGCGTGGAGCTGCTGGTAGACGACGAAGGTAAGCGCAAGTCGTTTAGCCAGTTTTTTGAAGAAGGCAAAGCGGTATATGGGCAGTATAATGAAAACTACGCAGCTGCTGAGTACATCACTGTATTTGGCCAGGCACAAATGGCGAAGCAATGGCAAAGCATTCAGGCCAATAAATCCGTATTGCCTATGCTTACATTCAGCACTAATGGAATGCCTTGCGAAGAATGTGCGCCGTTCGAAGGCTTAACAGCACCTGTTGATGACCCGATTTGGGATACATGCATGCCTCTTTTGCATTTTAGGTGCCAGTGTATTGTAATTCCATCTGATGATGCCGAACCTTGGTCTCCAGATGATATTGACGAATTGCCGGTCGATGATATACCTGAAGATTTTCAAAACAATCCTGGTAAGTCTGGCCAAATATTTACAGCTGATAACCCATACTTTCAGGATGTGCCAAAAGACCTGGCAGCCGATAATTTTGGGTTAGAGGTTCCGGAGGAAGATTAAAAATTAAACTATGTCATACACAACAGACCCGAATGATCCACGCCTTGGACATGGCGTTGATTCCGAAAAAGTTCCTCAAAACGAAGTTTACTTGGTGCTATCTGAAGAGGAACGCGCACAAGGTTTTGTACGGCCTGTCCGTGACACTTACGTTCATTATTACATGGAAGATGGGAGTGATGTCCCATATCCTTTACTGACGTTGAAAGGAGTAAAAGGATGCGGAGCAGCTACACGTATGGGGCGGGCATTAGCCGAAACCTATGCAAGAGATTCTAAGTTTTATGGCGCCACATATTGCGTCGGGTGTAAAAAGCATTTGCCTGTTAAAGAATTTATCTGGGAAGATCATAAACAAGTGGGCTCATAATGGAATTTACTTTTCAGGACATCGATAAAATAAAATTGGGTGATAGCCTGGTATTGGATATTGATCCTTATACCGGTAGTTTCCCGAATGAGTATGCCGAAGCCATAAGAACCAAATCGCAGGCATTAAATGCTGAAATGAAGGCCTATGTTTTTGCGGAAGACTTAAAGCTCAAGCTGCTTTTTAAAGACAAAAATTTCAAGAAAATAGGGGTTGTCATCGACAACTATAAGATTGCCAAGTTTAAGTCAGAACTTTTAAAAAAGGGTTTTGATTTATTTGAAGCATCACCTTTTGGTACCGGTACTACTGCATTCACATTTGATATCCCGACTGAACTATTTGAAAAGAAAAAGGCGCAAATATTCGCTATTGTAAACTTGGTTGAAACTCATTTTAAAAGAAGTAATTAAAATTATTGCTATGCAACTTGATCCAAATTTTCGCCCATATAAACCTACTGGCAACATTGCAGTTGATATGGTTGCCGAGTGCATCAATACATACCACAGCCAGGGCCTGAAGCTTAAAGTTATTCGTTTGGATTATATCCATTGGACAATGTTTAAAGGATTTGTCATCGATAAAATACCAACTTTTACAATTGAAGATAATGAGATTGATTTTGATGGTGTGATCATCACTCAGGCCCGGGTGCTTAGCACTCAGCCAATCACTTGGGAGTTTGAGCGGGAACGAATAAAAAAGCACTTTTTCCTGAACTGATTATTTTTACATTTGTTAATGGCAAAAGTTAAAGTATTTGAAACCAAGAAAATAGAAAAAGACGGCGGGATATCAACAGCAATTCACATTATGGGTTCATTTTTGCCAGACCCGAATATGAAAGTTGTTCCAGATGATGCGAAGATTAAAAGGTTAAAGCCGAAAAGTAAAAGGTAAAAGGATGATATGGAAGCTATACTGTACAATATCGCTAAAGATGGCTTGCCGGATATGGATAACCTAACCGGCCGCGTCGCTTTTATATTTAATGGGTGTATAATTTCCGGATGGCCATTATTCGAGGTCCATCTTAAATGCCCGGGCAACAATTATCCGGTTTATACAAAAAATGATTGGGAAGCAAACAGCGACGTTGGCAAAACGGGCGTATTTTCAGGAGTGGAGCAATACGTAATTTTTGATAAGCCTATTTGGGATTTAGAATAATGAGCAAATTTAATTTTCAGCGGGTGATTGATAATATTGAGCAAACCAAAAAGGAATTGCCTGTATTGCTGGCCAATGATGCTCAAAAGTTTTTTTTAGCAAGTTTTCGCAACCAAGGATGGGATGGAGAGCCATGGCAGGAAGTTCAGAGACGAATAGAAGGTACAAATGCTTATAAATATCCTAAAACTAAAGGTTTAACCAGGCGCACAAAACCTATACTGCAAGGAACAGGTATATTGAGGCGCGAAGTTTCGTTAATTGCGGCCAATGCTATTATAACTTACGATCGTAATAATTTTCGGGTGAAGTTAGTTTTAGATGATGATATGGTCCCTTACGGTAAGTTTATCAACACCGGTACTGATCATATGCCTCAGCGGAAATTTATGGGCGATTCCCCAGCGCTTAGAGCTATTCTTCGAAATAGAATCGAGCATTACATGAATAAAGTTTGGCACACATAATTAAAAATATGCTCTAAAGCATCATAGTCATAAAATGTCAGGTATACGTCCAGCAATAACCGATGTGCTAACTCAGTTGGCAACCATTCAGGCTCAAAACCAGGATCTTTTAACTGTGCCGATTTATACCCGCATTTTTAATAACCAGCCCAAAAGGCAATTGTCTGGCAAAATACAGGCTTATCCGTTGCCGGCGGCTTTTGTTGAAATAGTAAAGCCTACCAAATTCAACCGTCTTTTAAATGGGGTGAGCGAAAGTGATTTGATAGTTCGCGTATACCTGCAACATTGGTTTATCGATGCTGAAGATGGAACATTTGATCAGGATCTTCCAATATTTGACCTACGTGATTCGGTGATTGCCACGCTTTCAAATTATAAACCAACATCGTGTGGAAATCTAATGTTAACCTATGAGGGTCAAGATTTTAACCATGATGATATTTATGTATATTTGATAGAGTTTACATGCAGCTTTATTGATAGTAAAGGTAGCCCTTACGATACCGGTCGCACAGATTACCAAAACAGTATTCCACCAACTGGACTCGATCTTACAATAAATTCTGTTGAAACTTTGTTAGAGCCAGACTTCGCCCTCGGATATTATGTTATCACTGCATCACAGGGAACAGGTAATACCTGGCAATTTACAGGGTTGGTTGGCAAAAGCGGATATGCAATTTATTCGATACAGCTTAACCAGTTTTTAAGTACTGAGGAAGGTGTTGATGTAAGCTATAATGCTACAGATGGCAGCTTTACTATATTGATACCTGATTTTGAACTTGTACCTGGTTACGGGTTAATAGTATTTTCTAATAAGTATGACAATTCATTACCATCCGCATAAATAAATATTATGGCTCGCACCGTATCACAGATATACGCTTTAATGGTGGCCGATGTACAGGCTGATCCTATCTTATCAACGTTGGTTCCAGCAGCTCCACAGCTGCCCAGCAAACGGTCAATATGGGGATTGTTCATTTACATTTTTGCTTCTGCTATTTTCTTGCTAGAAAGCTTGATGGATGTTTTCAAATCACAGGTTGAGCACCGGCCGGTGCCGGTTGGTTGCAAAATCAAATATTGCTCTTTCAATATGACCCCACTACACCTCAAATTGTTCAACTGATAAATTTTGCACCGGTATATCCTGTTGTGGATCCTACCAAGCGAATTATCAGCCGGGTTAGTGTGATCACTTCGGTATCAGGTCAAACTACGATTAAAGTGGCCACTGGAACGCCGCCCGGGGCATTAAGTGCTCCACAGCTTTCAGCGTTGCAAAGCTATGTTACTTTAATCGGCGCCACTGTTGAATACATCTGCTATTCTGCAGCAGCGGATAAGCTTTATATACAAGCCGATATTTATTACCAGGGTCAATATTCCGCAATCATTCAGGAAACAGTAATCACTGCGATCAATAACTTTTTAGCTACGTTCTCGAGTGTGAATTTTAACGGCAGCATGAAAGTGAGCGACATCGAGGCTACCATTCGTGCGGTACCAGGTGTAAATGATTGCGTTATTAAAAATATGATTGCCCGGGCCGATGGAACTGCGTTCTCGAGCGGAACATATTTGGTTCAAAGCAATCAGTTAATTTCCAGAATATGGCCAACAATCGCCGGATATCTGGTCGAAGAAACAACCTCTGGCCAAACTTTTGCTGATTCATTAAACTTTATAGCGCAATAAGCGATGCCTGATCAATACGACATAGATTATGCCCAGCAGGTAACTGAGCTTTTGCCGCCCGATAAGCGGTTTAAAACTAATACGGCATTTCTGACCGATGCTATGAAGAGCACGGTCCAGTATTTGCGCGACGCATTGTTTGGTGATTATCGTAACGGATCAACAGCTAGCGCCTGGGCAGCTGGCACATATTCACGGGGCGATAAGGTAAATTATAAAAAAGGCATCTATGTTAGTCTGATCGATAACAATACTGCTCTTCCAACCGATTCGGATTCCTGGTACCAGCAGCAAACTGTTTTCATCGGCTTAAATGAACGGCTGGCGTATAATGGGAATAACCTGATATTGACCTGGGCACTTAACCGATGGTTTGGTACCACGTTCAGGCAGCCGAACGCTGTAAGCGATATCTATTTAACTATCAATACCCGCCCTCTTTCAATATTTAGATTCGGAGTTACTGAAGCAATCAGTTCTGAATTTTTTCTTGACAGATCTACTGAAGGTATTGATAATAACGATTCATCGACCGAAGGCTATATTGATTTAACAATCAATTTCCCGGTTGCCGTTTACAATGCTTTGGATCCTATAGATGCAAACCGGCAGGCTATCATCCGCGCATTTGTAGATCAATATATCTATGCCGGCGTATTATATCAAATAGCAACGTATTAACATGAGAAAATTAGATACCTCCAGTGCATCAACATCAGTATCGCAGCCACTGAAAGCTGGATCAGTACAGCATTTGCAATTAGCTTACCAGGAAGCTTTAAATGCTTTGGCTTTAAACCTGATTGGTCCAACATACCAAACCAATGTCGTGTATGTGCTTTTTGGATGTGTCAATAGCGGATCAGGCTCAACCTTCAATATGTCGGCCGGCGCCGTGTTTTATAATGGGGAGATATTTCTGGTCGATGCAACTACATTTACGCTTACCGGCTCAAATGTTCCGTTGTCAAATATTGTTACTTCGTATTTTGTAGATGCTTCTGCAGATCCTACAATTTTCAGTGATGCTTCCAGCCATAACGTTCACCAAATCCGGAAAGTTGTAATCTCGCAAGGGGTATCTGGCAGCAGCACCTTAGGCGATTTCAGTACGTTTTTACAAACCCAACTGGTATTGGTTAATGATCAGGAAGCGACCTTGGGCGCTACTTACACCGTTAATTTCAAGCAGGACAAAGCCGTATTTTTTGCATCGGCTACGGTAAATTCAACCATTAACTTTGACTTTACCAATGCGGTACCAGGCGCTGTTGTTAGATTGCAATGGACCTTTGGATCCGGTCTTACATTAACCGTTACACCGGGTAGCGGGGCCATCGCATATATTGAGGGTGGCGATATTTCCCGGGTAGCCGGCCATACAAATAGCATGTATCTTACATACGTTGGTAAGGATTCAGCTGGTAATAATGTTGTAGGGTATTCAATATCTCAGATAGCATGATAAGACGGTATCGAAACGGCGGAGCACTCATTTATATACCTACGTTGGTTGCAAGCAATACACTTGCCAGTAGTACTTCTCATTCTGTAACCTATACCACTAAGGTTACCGGTGAACCTGGTAGCATTGTTGGTTTTAAAGTAACGACTTATGCCGCATCTGGCGGAGCTTCGCCAAACTACCAGGTTAATGGCACATCCCATGTTTTGAATGATACGTTCAATTTAACTTTGGATGGAAGCGGGCAGGTTACCTTTACTCAGCTGGTGGATGTGGGTACCACAACTTCCGGCAATTCATTGGATGTAATTCTTACAATAGAAACTACCAGTATCGGCTATGTAAGCGGATCAGCTAATAATACCAACATTTCAAAAACAGTTTAAGCGCCCATGGCCGTAAAAAGTATAGCTCAAGAAAGAAAGATCACAGTTTACCCCGAGGAAAATCTGCGCAATATGGTATTTGCCGAAAGTGCACTTACCAGTTTAAGCATGAGTGACATTGTATCGGCCGCACTTGAGAAGTATTACCTTACTATGCCCAAAAACAAGCTGAATAAAATTAAGAGTAAGGTTAAGCTGCTTGAAGCCTATCCTAAAAAATCTGCATAATCAATTGATCATTATATGAAAAGTAACAATTACCCACCAGCCGAAACGGCAAAATTTAAGGCAGAGAGAAGAACTGCCACTAAAAAATTCAAAAAGGAAATGAAAGTGCGAGGATCAATCCTTCAACTTGAGTATCCTGAAACTGCCACACAATCGCAACGTGGATTTACCCCGGCAGGCAGTGCGAAAATAAATTATCCGGCCATGGTAAAGCTTGATGCAAAGACTGAACGCCCTGGTATACCGGTATCAGCAAGAAAACCAACCAACGGCAGCAAGCGGATATTTCAAACTATATCGTTAAAGAAAACAATAAAAGTGCCTGCAAGGCGCTGGCCAGAGCGGCTTGGAATGCCTACGGTTGAAATGGGTGCAGCTTTTTCTTTTGAAAAGAATATTGTAAAGGTTATCCATCATACCAGACCAATTAAAACACAGCCACCACTGTTTTAAATCGGCATAAAAAATATTCTTTAAAGCATTAGAATCATAATCAAATAGTTTTATATTTGAATTGTATTGCAGGATAGAGCAGCGGTAGCTCGCTGGGCTCATAACCCGGAGGTCGTCGGTTCGAACCCGTCTCCTGCTACAACGGTTGTGAATAGTTAAAAGCTGTCCTGAGCCCCCAAAGACGCTTTAAAATCGTAACGTTCGGTTTTATCGCAGAGGGGGACAACTAAATTCAATGCCTTCTCATAAATGCAGGTTTATATAATTGGTTAAAAACGCGCGTTGCCCATCATCTGCGCGTTTTTTGTGTTTTATCATTTCAAATGTGCCGTACATCACTCCAATAAACAGCCATCTAACAATTTGATTTACTGAAAATTAGCTTGTTAAAATGTGCCGTACATTGTACCGCACCTGTCTGTCTTGGCTATTTAAGCCAAAATCCCTATTTAATTTTACATCAATGGATTTCCAGTATACCGTCGACCCGCTGGCAGAATGCCCTATCATGCTGTTAACAGATGATATAGGCGTTGACCCTGAAACAGGAAAAGGTATTGATGGGGCCGTGTTCTTAAAAGAGCTGTTAGCCTTAGAGGCAATGAAGCCGAAGTTCATAGAAATATGGATCAACAGCGCCGGTGGTGTTGTTTCAGACGCTTACGCCATCTATTCCGCAATCATTGATAGCAAAGTGCCGGTAGATACCAGGTGCGTGGGAATGGCAGCCAGCAGTGCTGGTTTCATTTTTCAAGCAGGCAGGAATCGCACAATGAATGATTATTCATGGCTGATGTTTCATAATCCATACGGTGGCGATGATAAAAAGCTGCTCAATGTGATGAAAGAAAGCATCATCAAAATGATCGCCAGGAGCGGAATGTCAGAAGAAGATATTGAGGGCATGATGAAGCGTACTTCTTACATCTACGCTGATGAAGCTCTAAAGCTTGGTTTGGCAGATAAAGTTGAATCCAGCGATGCAAAGAACAAAAAACGGCTGTCGCAATTTACCCAGCCAAAAGACTTTCACAGGGAAGTGAATCTAGTGATAAACAAAGAACTGTTTAATAAACAACCACTCGAAATGAGCAGATTAGTCACCAACAAATTAGGCTTAGGGCCTGAAGCCAGCGAAGACAGCATAGTGATTGCTATCGATGCTATTGTTAACAAAGCCAAGGAAGAGAAAATCGGTCTTGAAGGCCAGATTGCTGACCTGGAAAAGAAAATGGCTGAAGCCAAAGCCGAATATGATAAGGCGAAAGCTGATCTCGATTCGGAAATGGATAAGCTTAAAAAGGAAAAGGCTAAGCTTGCCGACGAAAAAGGCAAGGTTGAAAAAGACAAAGCCGAAGTCGACGAAGAGCTTGATAAGATGAAGAAGGAAAAGGAAAAAGCTGAGCTCGACGTAAAAGAGGAAAAAGCCCGCAACGCGGTAAAAGAATATGCTGCCGTTGGCCGCATAAAGGACGAGAAAAAAGTGATTGACTTCTGGACAGAAATGTTTGTGGCCGATCCTGAAACTGCTAAAGAGCAGATCGAGGCCCTGCCGCTTAACAAAACTGCCCCTGTAATCAATAAAACTGAAAACAGTGGCATCCGCTATACTGCAGGTGCAGTAATGGCGCAAATCAACGCAAAACGTAACAAACAAAACATTAACTAACCATGCCAGGAGTTGACGGATTTGTCATAAATGACACCACATACGCAGGCGAAGCCGCGTCGCAGTTCATCGTTAAAGCAATAACCGGTGCCGATACCATCCAGGGCGGTAACGTTTATGTAAAAGACGGTATCAAAAAGAAATTCACAATCCCGCGCTGGGATGCTTCCTATACGGATTTTATCCAGGACAGGCAAGCAACTCCAGTAAGCAAGGGTAGTTCAACCGTTGACGGCCAGGCGCTGAATCCGGCTGACTATATGATCTATTACGAGTTTAACCCTCGTGACTTTGAAGATCATTGGTTTGCCACTCAGCTTGACGAAACGCTGATCGACCGTGCTCTGCCAATTTCGGTTGAATCGGTTGTTGTTCAGGAGATCCTGAAACGTCACGCCAAATACTTCAACCAAATGTTGTGGACCGGTGATATTACCACCTCAGGAGTATTTAAATATTTCGATGGTTTTATCCGCAAAGCAAAAGCAGCTGGTGATACAGTTTTGGTTTCTTCGCCAACTACCTTAACTACTTCAAACATTCAGGGCGAGTTTTTAAGAGGCTACCAAAGCATTACGCCAGCTTTGCGTTACGATCCGGCAATGAAATTCTTCTGCTCATACAATACCTATGATTTGTATGCACAGAGCCAAATCAATCAAACCTACAAAGGTGTTGATACCACCCGCGAAGGTGTTGATATGTTCAAAGGGCGTAAGGTTGAGAAAATCGCCGATTTCCCTGACAATACTTACTTCATCGCAAAAGGCCTTCCTACCATGGAAAGTAATCTTTGGGTAGGTATGAACAGTACCGACGACGCTACCCTGAAATTGGAAAAATTGCAGGCGAACTCAGAGCTCTTCTTCGTGAAGATGCTGATGAAAGCTGACGTTCAAATTGGCTTCAACTCTGAAACTGTTTATTACGGATCGTAAAAATTAAAAAATGACAAAGGATCTTCAACAACATTTGCTGGCTAACCCGCATTTGAGCCATGTTTATCTGAATGATAACAATGAATGGCAGTTTTTTAAACACCCAAAATACCCTAAAGCTATTACCAGGGACGAAATACTGAATTTGGAAATTTCAGATGAACCTGAACCTGCAGCAGCAGAAATACCAGCCGAAAAGCTGACCGAACTGGAAAAAGAAAATGCCGAGTTGAAAAAAAGGCTTGAGGCATTGGAAGCAGCCCACAAGGGTAAAGAAAAATCACCGAAGTCAAAAGAAGAAAGTAAAACTGAATAATCATGTCAACACTATCAAGATTTCCATTAAGCACGGGCGCAAATCCGTTTTTTAAAAAGGACAACACACACAGGGTGTTGACTGGTGACTTTCAAACTCCAGCTTTTGCGTCGAGCATTGCTTTGAATTTGTCTGCTTTCGAAACAATTATTCAGCCGGCAACGCTTACTGGCGCAGTAACATTTACTGCTAATGTGGGTGATGGAGCTGCAAGCGAGAATGGTCCATTCGTAGGCGACTACGTGCAGTTCTTGCTGCAATCGGACGGTACTACTCGTACAGTAACTTTCGGTACCGGCTTTGCGGTAAATGGCACGTTCGCAGTTACAACCGGTAAATACGGATCTATTGGCTTCATGTTCAATGGTACCGTTTGGGTTGAGCTTTCACGTGTGATTACAGCTTAATAAGCGGAAGCTTTAAGCTTTGAAAGGATAAACTAATTAACGGCGGAAAGCATTTCGCTTTCCGCTTTATGCTTTAAGCTACTAACAATGCCATTAAGCAATATTACATTTCAGCAAGGAAGCGGTGGCTTAGGTAGGCCATTACCAGGGCAGGATTTCTATTCGGCCCTATTGTTTTACTCCAGTGTATTACCTTCAGGCTTTTCTACCTCAGCCAGAATCAAAAAATTTCTTTCTGTAAACGATGCTATTGCCGCTGGCATTAGCTATTCGTATTCGGACGAAACTCAAGCGACTGCGACCTATTTGGTTACTACTGCAGGCACCAATGGCGATACAATCGTAATTGCGGTTAATGAGCCATTTGGTAGCGTGATCACGCTGGGTAGCTATACCAAAGCATCAACAGAAACAACTGTAGCTGCAGTTGCTACTAAAATTGCAGCAGCGATCAATGCAAATACGCAGACAACCGGATATGTTGCAACCGTATCATCTGCCACTGTAACTATTACCGCACGTAAAGGCTTGGGTATTTTCTTAAATAGCGGCACACCGGTAGTTGTTACGCTGAGCTCAGGTGCAACCCTTGCCGGTACGCTTACTCAATTCTCGGGTGGCGTGGCATCGCGTAATGCAGTATATTATTACCACATCAGCGAATTCTTTCGCATACAGCCGCAAGGAGTATTATACGTAGGAATCTTTGCGGTACCAGGTGGGGCTTATAACTTCAGCGAAATTGCAACAGTTCAAAGCTTTGCAAATGGTACTTTGCGCCAATGGGGCGTCTTCAAAGATTCGGCTGCATTTTCAACCGCAGATCTTACGGCGATCGATACTCAAAACAAAGCTCAAGATACTCTACATGCTCCTTTGATCGGTTTATATGGCGCCGATTTAAGCGGCACCTCGGATATTTCAACATTAACAGATCTTTCGGTATTAACGGCAAATACCGCATCTGCAATTATTTCGCAGGATGGGGGCGGGATGGGCGCCCTGTTGTATCTGACATTTGGAAAATCTATTACTACCCTGGGCGCTGCTCTTGGAGCTGTTGCTTTGGCAAATGTAAACGAGGATATAGGTTGGTTAGCCAAATTCAATATCAGCAATGGTACTGAGTGCGAAATCCTGGCATTTGCAAATGGTAAATTGTTTAGTGATTCTTCAGTTACCAACAATTTGCTTACTACGCTCGATGCTTACCGGTATATTTTCCTTTTAAAATATGTGGGTTACGCCGGCAGCTATTTCTGTCATGCAAATACAGCAATAAGCATTTCAAGCAGCTATGCTTTTATCCAGGATAACCGAACCATTCAAAAAGCAAAACGCGGAATTTATTCAGCACTGCTTCCAATATTAAATGGTCCGCTGATTTTAAACAGCGATGGCACATTGTCAAATACCACCATTGCTTACATGGAAACTCTGGCTAAGGCGCCATTGACCCAAATGGTCCGTAATTCAGAAATTTCAGGTGATAGCGTTGTAATTAATCCTGCTCAAAATGTATTGTCTACCGGCAGTGTTTCGGTTACAGTAAACATTTTACCTGATGGCGTTGCAAGGCAAATAGTAGTTCCAATTGGTTACACACAATCTTTAACATAACATGGCAGGAATACCTATCATAAACGGCGTACAGTACGATTGGGGGAGCATTTCGCTGCCGCTTTTGGGAATTACACCCGTAACGCAAATTACCAAAATCAGCTACAGCCGTAAGCAAAAGAAAGAAAATATTTACGGTGCCGGTTATGACCCTATTGGCCGTGGTTATGGCAATAAGGAGTATGAAGGCAGTATAGAAATGTACAGCGATCTATGGTTTCAAATCATTAATGCTGCACCTAATAATGATCCGCTGCAGATACCTTATTTTGATTTGCCAGTTGTATTTGCCAATACCGGCCAGTCACCAGTGCGTGATATTTTACGGGCTGTAGAGTTTTTGGAAGATCCATTTGCTGCCAGCCAGGGCGAAACAAAACTTTTGGTAACCATACCGTTGATCATTGGCCTTATTGACAGGCAAGCATAATATTTATGGCAAAAATTAATACTCCTGCAGCAAATGCAGTACTCACCGAAAAAGACATTTTCGAAAAAGCTCAACAGCTGTCCACCAGATTTGGCGTTAAAGTTCATCCTTTTCTGTTAAAGAATGGCGATGATCAGGTAATCGGTTACGTTAAAGAACCATCACGGCTTTCAAAATATCGGTACCTGGATAAAGCAATGACCGGGGCTATGTCAGCAGCATTGGAGTTGCTTGAAGTTTGCCTGATCAAAGAAGAAAGTGATCCAAGAATTACCAGCGAAGCCCCAGAAAATGATATCTACAATATCGGCGCTGCGACCTTCTGTGCGTCACTTCTAAATATAGCTACTGACTCGCTAAAAAAAAATTAGACGAGTACCGTATAGAAGACTGGAGCTCGGAATATTCTAAACGCTGTGCGCTGATGGCATTTTACAGCAATTTCGCAATCGATCCGGATACTCTTTCAGATGATGATTTTGCTAAAATGTGGAGTCGTCTGGAGTTTGGTTTAAAAACTACCGGTCAAATGGAAAAGTAATGCCATGGAAGAAAATGTAAATTATGTCATTAACCTACAGGATTTAGCCAGCGGTAAATTACAAGCTGCTGAAGGACATGCTTTGCATTTTGAGAAAAGCTTGGGCGGCGTAAATAATGCTTTGGGTAGCCTAAAATCAATGGCGCTCAAGGCATTTGCTGTTTTTGAAGTATTTGATTTTGTAAAAGAAAGCATAGTTGATTTTAATAAGTTTGCCCAGGCAAATGCTCAGCTAGCTGCATCTTTAAAATCAACCGGCGGAGCAGCAGGATTATCGGCAGAGGCGCTTCATAAACAATCTGAAGAACTTGCCAGCACCTCACTTTTTGATGATAAGGTAATCACCAAAACGCAAAGTATCTTATTGACCTTTACCCAAATAAAAGGCGCTGTTTATAATGACGCTATGCCGGCCATACTTGATCTTTCCTCAAAAATGGGTGAAGATCTTACCTCGGCCACTGTTCAGGTTGGGAAGGCGCTCAACGATCCAATCCGCGGTATGACAGCCTTACGGCGTGTTGGTGTCGCATTTAGCGAGGACCAGCAGAAAGTAATTAAATCATTGGTCCAAACCGGCCACATAGCGGAAGCTCAGCGCGTTATTTTGAAAGAGCTGAACACCGAGTTCGGCGGATCCGCAAAAGCGAATGCAGCGGTTGGTACTGGCCCGTTTGTGCTTCTTGGCCATATTGTTGACGATATCAAAGAAAACTTGGGGGGAGCAATTGTTGAAATAGCCAAAACCCTTTTGCCATTATTAAAAACCGGCCTTACTATTATCGGCGATGCTTTTAAATTTATTAATGCGCATGTTGGGGTGATGGTTGAAAAGATCAATGGTTTTTTTGCAAATCTTGGACTGAATTTTAAAAATATAACCCCGACAGAAGCTTTCGACGCTTTTATTGGAACGCTGAAAAAAGTAGCTGATTGGTTTAAGCCAATTACAAATACGATTATGCCAATCATCAACAGTATAATCAATGGCATTAAAAGTTTGGTAGGTCCACTCGCTCAATTTTCGGGCCCTGTAATGAGGTTAATTACTTGGTTAAGGGATATTCTTGGCGTAGTTTTAAGCTATCTGCCACCGGTGATTGACGTGATTTTTAAAGTAGTTGCAGGTGTTATTGATGTACTACACACTATTTATGTTTTTCTAGAA